TTCGGCGACAAGGCCTTCATGGCCGATCCCGCCACCAAGTCGATCCTGGCCTGGAAAGCACCGCTGATGCAGGGCATCGTTCCCCTCATTACCTGCATGTTCCTGATTCCCGGACTGGTGTACGGCTATATCACCAAGAGCATCCACAGCGACAAGGATGTCGTATCCATGATGGGTCAGTCGATGAGCAGCATGGGCGGCTACATCGTGCTGGCCTTCATGGCGTCGCAGTTTTTGGCCTACTTCAACTGGTCCAACATGGGAATCATCCTGTCCGTCAAGGGCGCCGAATTCCTCAAGGACGCCGGCTTCACCGGCATCGGCCTGATCATCGGCTTCATCTTCATCGCCTCGCTTATCAACATCTTCGTCGGCAGCGCCTCGGCCAAATGGGCCATCATGGCGCCGGTGTTCGTGCCGATGTTCCTGTTGGTCGGCTATGATCCCGCCCTGACCCAGATGGCTTACCGGATCGGCGACTCCATCACCAATCCCGTGTCGCCGCTGTTCCCGTACTTCCCGATCATCGTGGCCTTCGCCAAGCAATATGAGCCAAAAACAGGCATGGGCACCATCATCGCCAATATGATGCCGTTCTCCATCTCGTTCGCCATCGTCTGGACGATCCTGCTGATCCTGTTCATCGTGTTCAACATCCCACTCGGCCCAGACGGCGGCATCTACTACCAGCTGAAATAAACCCTTCACCGCACAACCCCGGCTTTCTCTTGAGGAGAGCCGGGGTTTCGTTTGTTTGCGCCGCAAACATTGCTGTGCAAACTGCCATGCCTTGAATTATCGATCTATTTTGAATACAATAAAGGTATAATCATGTATTTATTTAAAATAACAGACGTCATTATCAAGATCAACGCCGAATATCAGGAAAGGTGGGATGGGAAAATGTTGAAAAAAGCGCTTGGCCTTTGTCTGTTCGTGACAGTTCTGTTTGGCATGACCATCGTCCTGGCGGAAGATCCCGCATCATCCGCACCATCGTTTGCACCCGCCGTATGCAATGTCTCTCCCGCTACCGCCGCGACGCCGCTCGGCACAACCAACTGTGGCAGCTACACCTGCGCGAACGACGGACAATGCTGTGGCTCCAACACTTGTTGTCCCAGCAATGCGCAATTCTTCTGCCGGAATCTGAACCGCTGCTACTCCAGTGAGTCCGCCGCCCGGCAGGCCTGCGGCAACAGTTATTTCATCTGTTACAAACCGGCCAGATAGGCTCCAGGGGTGGCGCATGACGCACGGAAAAAATAGCCATCGACAAAAGGACGCTGGGTAGAAAAAATTCTCCCAACGTCCTTCGTTTTTCACAGAGACGCTCGATTCACAAATTGTTCAGTTTGTCTTCCAATGCCTGGTTCCAGAATTGAATCATCACGGCGGCGTTGTAGCGGTGCAGCATGACACGGTTGGGCTTAAAGCCCGCCAACGGAAACAGCCAGACATGGACTGTGTCCTGCCGGAAGTTCTTCTGTTCCAGCGGCGTTCCGTATTGCTCCTGCAAATGGCGCTTCGCCTTTTCGTAGACATCGCCGCCGCTGTCGCCGGCCCCGCCGGTTATGTCCACGCTGACCAAATACATCGCCCCGTGTTTGAAAAGCCCGTCGATGCTTTTTACCGGCAACCCGGCATACTCGCCTTTGGCAAACTGCACATGGGTTTCGCGGCTGGCCGAATTTGAAGTTTCCTGCACGAACAAAAACCCCTGCTCCGCCATTTCCCGACGAAACCGGTCCGGCGCCGACCCCCAGGAAATCCCCAGAAATCCCTTGAGAGACGATTCTGCTTGCGCCGGATCACCGGGAGGCGTAGGGTTCACCAGATTTTTGAATTGCCGTTCCACACTGATATTATGGATGCTCAATCGCAACAATCCGGGATTGGTAAGTTCCAGTTCAGATATGATCTCAAACAGTTGTCCGGCCGGTGTCGTCACCGTCCAGATCGAACCGGAGCCAGACGCCCAGGGCTGCGTTGCGCCTGTATTGCGACGGGGAGGATATCCCACATCCGGCGAAGCGCCATATTCGGCGCTCAATTGTTTATGCAACTCGCTATAAAGCTTCTCCACCGGGCAATTCTTGCCGCTGATGGTCACAGTCCCCCGGTAAAAGAGACTGTAAGGAGTGTTCACCTGCTCGCGGAACCCGCAGCGGAGGACAGCCGGGCATCCGGCAAAGGAAACATTGTACAGCAGATCCTTGCCCCGATAATCCAAAAATCCCGGCGGCGTCGGCGGCAGCTTTTGCGTTTCCGCAATCGTCAGCGCTTCATTGCGGGAAATCCCCCAGGGAAACTGAAAAAAATTCTGCAATGCCGTCATGTTAGGAACCGGAGCCGTCAAGTGAGTCGGCCGCGGATTGTTCGGCGGCGCCTGCGTCCAAAGGAACAACGCCGCCCCCACGATACAGAGAAACCCTGCCAACTTCCAGCGACGCCCCACTTGTTTCACCCCCATTCAGTGGTTTCGCCGCCGCCTTCGCTTTTCCCTGCGCCGATGCAAGCGCAGACGTTCGCCGGCATACAAAAAAGACTCCCGAGAAAATCTCGAAAGTCTTGGTTTTAAAGTGGTGACCCACCGCAGACTCGAACTGCGGACTCCCTGATTAAAAGTCAGGTGTATCATAGACTATAAACCCCGGTAAATCAGCATTCTTGCCAAATCTACTCCGTAATAAAAGGCTGTTTTTAGATGTTATTAGGTGTCAGTTTGGGTGTCATGGTTTTGGGGACACTCCCGGCAGTAACGCTGGCGCGGGGCGGTGACCACAAATTCCCGGCCGCAGCGCGGGCAAATCTCTGTCCTGCCAAGCGGTTTGATGCCTCGTTTTATCCGGCGCCGCTCGTACATCTCCCGCAGCGACTTTGCCACACGATCCGGATGCGCAGCCGCCCATGCGCGAGTCTGGTCCAGCACCTCTCTGCGGCGTGCCGGGTCGGCGTAGGCCCGACGGTGTGCGTCGCGGCGGGCCCGTTTCGCCTCGATCGGCTGACACGCGGGGCAGTATTTTTGCTTGCTGGCTTCGACGGTATAGGGTTTGCCGCAGGCCTGGCAGGTATCCGTTGATCCGATCTTTCGGAGTGTGCCGGCCAGTTTGCGCTGGTACTTCTCTCAGTCCCGCTGCCGGATGCGTTCGGCACGACAGGACGGGCAGAACTTCGCGGTCCGGCCGGCGAGGAATTCGGCGCGGCAAGTGGTACAGGTGCGGAGATAGAGGCGAATCATAGCGATCTGATATAGTCCCGGATTGTTTCAGACACGTTTTTTCGCGGCTCATGGTTGGCTGCATATGTTTCGATTTTTGCTTTTTCCGACGGCGTTAGGCGCACATGGATGACTTCCGTGGCCGACTCCTCATTTTTTTGCAAACCATAAAACCGATACAGGTAGTCCGGCAGCGGCGACCCTTTCATTTTTCGCGGGTGGTATCCTTTATAATCTCGCAGTTTTTCGGGGTCCTGCAGAGCCAGCGGTGAGATAAAAAACATCTTGAGTGTGCCGTCGCTCATCTCGCAAACGATATTATTGGGCAGATTATCGACGTACCAGGCGCCATTGATCGTGATCACAAATATCACTCCTTATTATTGAGCCGGGGTGTTGGCCCCGGCTCGGTTATTTGTTACATCAGTTTTGCAAGGCTGTGCGCTACTGCGTGTTTCTGGCTACCGTGGGCCGCGAACTTGCCGGTCATGCTGTATACGTTTGCGGTGTAGGACTTGGCGTTGGTGATGCTGCGGGCGATCAGGTCGCCGTTGGTATGTTTGTCGAGATCCGATTTCAGGCTTTCAACCACTTGGTCCAGAATCTTTTTGTTGAGGTCGATTTTTTCGGCGCTGAATCCGGCTTTTTTCATTTCGCCAACCATTTTTTCTGCCGCTGCGTCGATCTCGTTTTTCCAGTTTGTCATTTTTCTTACCCCTTCCGCCCTTATCGCCGGGCCGCGTTTTGAGGTTTTCCTTACCTCTTGTCTATATTGTATCACATGTGTGATACAGATGCAATACCTTTTTCATCTTTTCTAAATTTATTTTGCACAAAAAAAAGCCGCCCACACCGAAGGATGAGCGGCGAAAGCACGAATAAACTATACGCCTATTTTATCCCGCAAAGCTTTTTGTAACACGTTTGAAAAATTCACACCCTCGCGCTCTGCCATTGCATCCAACCAGCGCGGGATGGAAAGGGTCTTTTTCACCGCCCGGTTATCGTGTTTCTGCTTATAGGCCAACAAATCCATGTCAACTAAGGCCACAAATTCATTATCCTCTTTAACGATGCGGGCCGGATCGGACGCAGCAGGATACTCTTTGCCGTCTGCTTCAAGCTGTGACAGATAGATACCGACGGCATCCCTGGCCATATCAAATGATTCTTCCAAAGAATCTCCCTGGGAATAGCAGCCGGGAAGATCAGGAAAGCTTACCGAATAGCCACCATCCTTCTCAGCTTCAAAGATAGCCGGATACACAAATTTCATTTTCATATATTTCAATCCTCCCTGGGGCGGGGCTTATTTCAGCCCCGCCTGTTTTAAGATTTTGTTCAGGATTCCAGTCTTTAGGTCTGTGTTGTGGAAGGGAACCACTATCAGGTCGGTCTTTTCGGGGTGCTTCATCATGTGATGCGACCCTTCGGTTCTTACCACCTGCCACCCTTCCTGTTCGAGCCGCTTTATCAGTTCTTTCGGCTTCACCTTTTCCCCTCCTTCCGATTATATTATAATACGTATTAGTACGTATGTCAAGAGTTATTGTAAGGATTTTTTGCGCACAAAAAAAGCCCTGCCAGCCGAAGCCGACAGGGCCAACCTATGGGGGAAATTTAATCAAAACCTTATCGTTACTTTGCCACCGTAAAAATCCCCGCCGTAAAACCCACCGAACTCCACCGGCCCGGCGCGGTATTCGATAATCGGGGCCGCGCCCTTGTTGCTGACGATGCCGCCAATTCCCCAGCGCTTCGTCTTGTCGATCACGGGCACTTTAATATCGATGCTGGCCGTGCTGGTCTGGTTGATCGCCAGCTTATTTTTATCGAACACCCAGCGCTCGTCGTCGGTCTTGCTGAATTTCTGTGGCTTCCCGTTTATCGTGAAATAAAAATCAGATGGCCGGACGTTCAGGTTCATGCTGTCCAGCTCTTGCGCAGTCAGTTCCCGGCCGGTCTTGCTGTCCCGATAAACAACTGTTTCCTTCGGGACGTACTCCACGGCCGTCTGCGTCTGCGTCCGCACTACCTCCTTGATCACAGGAGGTTTGTTTTTTTCAGCCGTCAGCCGGTTTTCGAGATTGTGCAGCTTCGTCAGCCAATCGCTGTGCGTCCAGGTGTGATATCCCCATGCCCCGAAGCCGGCGCCGATCAGGAACAGCGCCAAGGCGACATAGATCACGGTTCGCGTAGACCAGCCGCCAAGATTGAGAACAGTTTGAGCCGTTGTTTTTTCGTCAGCCATATTGTCCGCCACCTCTCATTCATCCCATTCTTCCAGGTCATACGCCGCGATCAGCGAGATAATTTTCCCGGCGTATCCCGGATCCGTCGCATACCGGCTGGCCACCGACCGGATGAACGCCTGCGGGCTCGAAAAATCCTTGTCGGCATAAATCGGCCGCTCGTATTTATCGACGTAATCCTTAAATGTATCCCGCACCGAAACATAGGCAGCAAACCAATGGTACTCCTGCACCCACCGCCCACTCCGGAACTCCGGCGTCAGCTTGGCCACGCAATGGGTTTGATCTGTGCATTTGCGCCCGAACAGATTGTTTACCCGGGCCAGCTCCGATTCGCCCCAGCCAGACTCCAGCGCCGCCTGGGCCAGCGCCACGCTGGGGAAATAGCCGCGATCCAGACAGGCATCCTGCGCAGCGGGGCCGTGATGGGCAAAGAATTCGCCCGGCGGCATGGCAAAGGCGACGCTTATGAGCGCCGCCACCAGCAAAAAGGCCGTTACAATAATGCGCTTTTTCATCCGATCACCCCCGCCGCGATCGCCTCGGCAAACCGCTGCTGGTATGCCGGATCATTCAATAGTCCTTCCGCAATCGGATTTGTGATGAAATCCAGCTCGAGCAGCACGGACGGAAACGGACCTTTCAGTACCGCAAAACCCGCCGTTTTCATTCCCCGATCCAACAGCTCCGGCATGGTCGCCATGACGCTGGTGTGCACCCTGTCGCGAAGCGATGTGTCAGCATCCCTCAGCGAAAAGGACTCAAATCCGTGCGCCTGCATGGATTCCGCCCCGTTGCAATGGATACTGACAAAGCAGTCAGCTCCCCAGTCGATAGCCCGCTGCACCCTTGGCCATAGTTCGTTGGCCTCGAAGTCCTCCGGATCGCCGGTGTGCGTCAACATGACCTGGTGACCCCGTTCCAAAATGATCTGTTCGACTCGGCGGCTAACTGCCATTGTGATCGCCGCTTCTGTGGTTCCGCCAGGACCGACCGCCCCGGGATCGGCGGGCGGCCAGTGTCCGGGATCAAGGCATACTCTCATCTTTGTTCGCCTCCACGGTATGCAGGTCCGGCACGCCGGTTTTCCGCACGATTTTAACAATCAGGTCCAGCACAAAGCCGACGACAACTGTCGGCAAAAATAACCGGCGCCACCCCAGCAATTGCTGGATCGCCATAATCACCTGCGCCCGCTTGGCAGGGATCTCCAAATTGTCGCATTGCTCATCGAGCAGGTAAAGCAGCTGTGTCAGTGCGTCCTTAACGGTCGGGTTGACGATCCGGTCCCGCACCTGGACGATGCACCAGATCAGCAAAAAGGCCCCGGCGATAACGCCAAGGCCAACAGCAACAATTAATTTATAGTCCATCATCAATCACCTCGATTACAACATTTCCAATATATCTTTGCGATCAGCCAGCCGATCTGGATTAGCAGGTAAATCAGTGTCACGATGTAGACCCATTCGGACAAAGGGATGCCGGCACACGACAGGATCGACACCCCTGCAGGCGGAATTGATTTTACGATTTCACTGCGAACATCGTCCATTCTGCACCCCCTACAGGCTCAGTGCCGGCAAGAGCGCGATCAGTTCCGCTTCGGTCGGTACCGGTTTTTTGCCTTCCATCACTTGATCNNAAAGCCCACACAGCCGACCGCCAGGACCGGAATGCCCGGCCTTCGATCTGGAATTTTTCCACCGCGGACTCTTCCGCATAGGTAACGGCAGTGAAGATATCATCGTAGCCCTGTTCTTGGGCTTTGGCATCCATGAAGCGCTGCACTGCCGTGATCAGCCTCGCCTTGGTGTCGGTCTTTTGCGCTGGACGCGTTAATCTTTGACCCATTCTTCAACCCTCCCTACTCATTCCATGCCGCAACAAATCCATAGCAAACCGGCGTCTCTGCAATCCAGTCGTAACTGATCGTGAGCGCTGCGCCATCAGTGCCGGCAGCTGTCAGTATCCGGCTGTCCTCATCGTAAGACCAAGACGGCGTCCCAGTGCTTGCCGCCACCACAATGCTGGCCAGCGTTGCTGCGTGCGGCAGGACAAACATCTGCGTTTTACCGTTGGCCGTGCCCAGCGCCGCCGCTGTCACCGTGCCGCCCGGTTTGGATAGGATCACTTTAACCGCAGCAACGCCTTTGGACGACTCCGCAGCCCCCAGCGCATAAGTAAACTTAGTACTCTGCGTGCCGGGATCATCATGCGTCTGTGTCGTGCCCTTAGTCATGGCCACCCATGTTTCCGGTTCCCATCCGTATTGGTAAGAGGCGAACACCGTCACGCCCTCAAGCGGCGTTGTACTGATCTGGCTTAGTTGAGTGTTGAAATCGAAGTCGAAGACCTCTTGGCTGCCGTGCCATATCCGGATCGTGTTGTGATTGATGTTCGGATCGACCGCTGCCGCTCCGGATGGTTTGAGATCGAGCGTCAGCCGAAGACCGGTTCCGACGCCGATAGGGATTCGCTCCCGGCTGGACGGAACGGGCCGCATCGACATGACTGCGCTGATATCGGCGTCACGCAGCGCCCGGTGTTTGACCGTGATGCTGCCGAACCGCATGCCCACGCCGCCGAAGTCCTCGGTGATGCTGACAATGTCCGCTTCATCACCGGATACAGCCGAATTGTTTGACCGGTAAAGCGCCGTTGCCCGGTCGACCTTGGCGCTGCCTGTGCCAATGCTGGCCACGCTGTAATCGGCTTTGAATTTAATCCCCGTCGCCGACTGCCGCCGCGCTGTTGCCAGCGGCATGAAGTCGGACCATGATCCATTTTGCTGCAGCGAAACAGTGACCGCCGCAGCAGCTCCGCCGGTTGCAGTAACCAAGGCCGACAGGTCAATGACCTCGACCGCAGTGCTGGCCAGTGTGATTTCAGACGACGTAACTGATTTTGTGGTTTGGTCCGTATTGGATTTGCCGACCACTTCCAGCGCCAGCGTCGGGAACTCCGTCGCATCGCCCGGTGCATAGAGAGCGATCGCTACGCCGACCGATTTGCCAACAAACCCGGTGATTGAAGTGGCCGCGCCCAGTTCGGCGACCGTGTTGCCCTCGGAGAGGACCGAGTCAGATGTTAGTGTTTGCGTTGGCAGAGCCGAGAGCGTAACGGCGCCGCTGCCGGTCAGCTTGTACCAAACGTCGTCAACTTTGAATGCCATCCGACGGTCGGTATCAGTTGGCTGCGATCCGGTTGCAGTGATGCCGTCGACCTGGGTGAGCGCTGTGCAATCAAGCGGGGTGTTGGTATAGATCAGGCCGGACTTGCTAAAGGCAAACTCGTCGGTTCCGTAGCGAATTGTATTGGTTGTAAGCATTTAGATCACCACCCCCGTATAATCTGGATTTATGATGGTATTCGCGTATACGAAGCATGTTCCAGGGCCACCACCGTCCCACGTGGCAAACTGGTTATACCCCGACGCGCCGCCGTACCCTGCGCCGCCACAATTACCATTTCCATCCTTATCGCCAGCCCCGCCGGTCCCAAGTAAACTGACGGAAAAATTTGTTATCGTATCGGCGACTAAAAAAAGTGATGCCCCAGCCATCCCACCGGGTTGATTGTCGCCTAAGCCATACATGCCCATTTTCCCCCCGTACCCATACAGCCCGGATGAAAATGGACCTCCGGCCGACTGATAACCGCCTCCGCCTGCGTAACCACCAGATTTTAAAGAGTTACCATAACTGCCAGTAAACACAGATCCACATAACCCCATGTCGTTCGTATTCGTATTGCCAGCGCCAAATTTCGCACCGTCTGTATAATGGCCAAGCCTGCTCCCTGACCCAAATACAATATTTTTACAAATGTACAGTTGCGCTCCACGGCCCTGCGAAATCGGAAGATAATCTTTCTGTTGGCCTGAACATTGAAATTGCAAAAACGGTCTATTAGTACCACCGTACGGCAATCCCTTTGTGTTGTGATACTCATAAATCCAAGCATTGTTTGCCATTGTCATGGTCTCGTTGACCATCACAACAGTGATTCCCCCACTGCTGCCATCCCAAGTATTTGTAGGCGCAACAGCTCCAGACACGTTTAAATTTCTAAACTGCGGAATCGCAATCATTTGCCAGTAATAATCAGCGAATGAATAGGAGATTGGCAAACTTGAATCTAACGTAATTATTGATCCGTTCACACCAACAATTGTTCCAATCATGAATCGACCAAAATCTGCAGTTGCGCCAGCCTTACTTGCTGTCGCGTGCACACAGACCTTAGTGCCGACATCAAACGAAGTATACATCCCCGCTCGCTGCGCTCCGAGTGTGAAAACATTTCGGGGCGACATTGCTGTAATCGGGGCGATACTATTAAACATGCCGAACTGCAAAGCAATATCTCCGGTTCTGCCATCACCGAAGCTGGTAATACCAAGTTCGCGCAGACGCGACGCTTTTGACAAACAGTCCTGAGAGTACAGCCCCTCATCATTCGGCAATCTGGTTTCAGTCGCAATGTAACAGCGCCCATATCCCGTCCCGGACCCCTTGCCCTTGCTTATCAAGCTGACTGCAAACCCATCAATCGTCTCCGATGCAAGCAAAATCGTGCTGCCGCCCAGCACTTCAGCGGGACTATTGTCGTTTAGGGCATATGGATAATAGGCAACTCCTGCAGTTGTTCCGCCGATCCGGCTACTGGCACTGCTGATCGTAGTTTTTTTCGTCCAGATCATTGCCACGCCATCGCCGCAATTCATGAGCGCCTGCCTGGATGTAATGTGGTTTTCCCATCCAGTGGTATGCTTTGCGGTACCGACCATCTCTGTTTCCTGCGCTGTCAGTGGCCGCATGGCCGAGGACGCCGTCGGGATGCCTTTATCAACCAGACTGATAGAGCCGCCTGAAAAAATCTGCTCCGTCTTGCATTTGTAGGTGATGATCCCGCCATATTTGTTGGTGGTTGAATATACCGGCGGAGCGATCGATCCGCTGGAGAGCGTCAGTGTGTTAAACTGTGCCACCGTAATGGCCTGTACAACCAGCGTTGACAGGTCCGCGTTGGCCACCAGATTCGCCGCCACGTCTTTGGACAGCGTCAATACACTGCCGCTCACGCCGGTGATAGTGGCAACCAAGTATTTCCCGAGCTTTGTTGCATCGGTACCAGATAGCACTGCACTGGCATGCAGCAGGATCTCTTTGCCGACCGCAAACGTCTCATAGATGCCATTGCTGGGAGTTCCAATCGTGACAGTATTGGTCGATATCGCTGTCACGTTGGCATAGGAATTAATTTGCCCCGACGGATTGCTGATGTCGCCCAGCGCCCCAGTTCCGAATCCGCCCACGTCGCTCATTTTATAAGCCATATCAAAACCTCCTTTAAACCAAGGTCACGGCGCCGCCGGCCGTGTACCCGATATCTCCGCTTGCGGTAAATGCCGCCGAGTTGGCCGTGGTGGTCACCAGTGGCACCTCTGTCGTGGTGTTGGCGTTGGTGCCGGTCCAAACCAGCGCCGGAGTCCATAGCGCGGTTTTGCGATCGCCAGCGCCTTCAGCCATACCTGCTGCCGTCTGGATTTCAGCGGTCGACCGGTACAGGTTTGTTTGTCCAGACACATAGGTGTACTGGATTTCATCCTGCATGATCAGCCGGTACGTGCTGCCGTTTTTGACTACCGACTTGATCTGGCATCGCTCTTGATAGACGCCATCGCTGATGGTGTACCAGGCTCCCGGCACGATACCCACAAGCGTCTCCACATCAACCGAATCGTCGCCGGCAACGATCGATGTGATCGCGCAGGCAAACTGGTCGACCAGGTCAGGATCGGTGAAGTCTTCGGCAATCAAAGCGTTGTAATCTGGATAGATTCCTTCGGCTTCCAGTCGCAGAGCGATATTCGCCAGCTCCCGCTCGGTCTGGTTGACCCGGCCACGCAGGATGAGGATGTCGGTTCCGTCGCCGCCGAGGATTGCCGCTTTGAACGTATCGAAATTCATCGGCCGGATTGTTTTGGGCGATGCCGCCTGCCGGACGATCACATCGCTGCAGCTGGTGACAGCCGCGCCCCATATCGCAAAATTCGGATGCGGGTTTTCACTGTTGATATGATTGGTCAGCTCAGTTTGCGTCGCAAATAAAAGCGACGTGTTGATGTTTGCNNACGACCTCCAGCACCAGCTCCACGATGTCCGCCCCACCGCCGGCCGGGATATAGTCGCAGCTCGCGCCGGCGTTTGCCACTGCGTAAAGGATTTCCCCCGCGTCCGGATCGGTCGCATACACTCCCATCTCGCGGGCAAAGAATCCGGTTTCCAGCGCCGCGTTTTGCAGCACAACCGTCATTCGCGCCGTTCCTGTCCCGATCACCGCCAGTGATGTAATTGGCAGGTCCATTTTCCAGTGGATCAACCCTGTAAGCGCCGCAAGGCTCTGCCCTGCCGTTAGCTCCCCATCACCGAGTGCCACCCGGGTAAACGCCAGCGTCGTACCGGTCTGCGCCTTGGCTTCGAGTTGCAGCCCTGCCGTGGTCAGGGTCATGCCGTTATACTGTCCCATCTTATGCACTCCTCCCGATTGTTATTTTTCCGCCGCGCCGTATTAGCGCCCCGGCGAACAGTTTCACCGGCGCACCCGTCGGCACGGACAGGCCGATGCGTTCCAGTCCCGCCCATCGACGGGCAAAACCGACAAATTTATTCATGGTTCCCCCGGTAGGCGTCGGCAGGCCGATGATCTGTTTCCCGCCTAGCCCGGTAACAAGCCCGAATTGCAGCCCCGTGCCGCCATGGCCATCCCCGAACGTCACATCATGCTGGATCGTGATTTTATCCAGCCACTACCGGGTGTTCTTGGCCGTATCGATCGCCCGTTTCAGCAGTGTATAGGCTTCGCCATCCGGTAGATTGTCAATCGTCCTGATCCGGAAGTGATACGGATCGCCGCCGTAAGAAAACCATTCCTGGATATCAGCCTCGTCGAACGTCGCCGATACCACCTGCGCCACCGCCCATGGCGTGCCTTTTTTCCGGTGCCAGGCGATGCTGTTTTTGATCACGGCCCGTTTTTTCTCGATGCTGAACCCCACCGGCTCATAAAAATCGACGTGCCATTGCCATGCGAGAAGATCCAGGACCTTCTCTGGTAGCACATCAATCCGGGCGATCAGGACCGTTTCGGGAATCAGTGCCGTAACCTTCTGCAGCTCGCCATCGATGGCGTTGGCTGCGGCAATCACGTTCGCATCGCCGCTGATGCTGGCCGGCAGCAGATCAACCAGTTTAGTGTTTGAGAGATCAGCCATCGATCAGCCCCCCAAACGTGACGGACACATTGCCGGCAATCGCCACCTGATACGATTCCAGTGCCGTATAGACCGGGCTGGTCACTTCAACCCTTCCTGCGCCGGCGGCCCGTATCCGGTATATGAGCTCCGCCGGGTTGATATCCCGGCCCAGTTTGAATTTTTGCCACAGCGCGTATGCATTAACCGCCGCCGCGACTGCCGTCTGGATCGCCACGCTCGATGTCGCATCGGCCCGGTTGATGTAATAGGTCAGGCCGATGTCGTAGTCGACGGCCTCCGGTGCCAGCACCGACAGATTGTCTGTCAGCGGCCGGATGTCCGAGGCATTGCAGACCGCAAAGACTGCGTCCAGGATTTCCACTCCCGGCAATTCTCCGCCGGATAACAACGGCCGAATGACGACGTTCCCCGGAGACGGAGTATAGACGGCCACGTCGGCGATCAGGCTGCTGGCCGTTTTGGCCCAGAACTCATAGGCCCCGGTCGGTCCTGCTACTGAGAATGACTCCGGCGCCTGCTGGATTCTCTCGCGCAGCGCATCGTCGGCCTCGATCTCCGCGCCGCCTTCAGACTCCGTAGTATTGGCTACCGAGGCGACATACGCCACCGGGTCGACGGTTTTATTGATCTGCCCGGCCATATATCCGTTTCCGGCATCGCCGACTGCCGTGCAGGTCGCAGCAACGTCGACATAGGTGCTGCCAGCCGCCACTTCCGCCACAGCATCCGCGGCGAACACGACGCCGCTCTCGGTTGCCGCCCTGGTGCCGGCGGGAATCGTCACGGCCTGCGGCTGCGCTGCCGATAGCGAAAACCGCAGCGTGGTGATGGCCGCCGCCGACGGCAGCCTGGTGACGCCGACCAGGTTGCCGATGTGGTCCAGATAATCTCCTTCGGCATAGGCGAGCAGGTTCATCTTGGCCGAGTAATCGATCAGCACGCGCTGCTGCACAATGATCGCCGCCACCGACAGCAAGAACAGCCGGATCGGATCGCCCTGGGCGAGCGTCCGGCCGGCCAGCGCCTCATAAGTCGTGATGATGGCCGATTCGATATTCCCTGTATCTGTTTCGACAAAGCTGATTTCCGGCAGTGTCATACTCATGCCCCCTTAATCGCCTGCGCCAGTTCGTCGACCCGCTTGGACAGCAGCATGGCCGGAGCTGCCGCTCGGTCGCCGAACAAATCCTTGGCAGCGGTATACGCTGGCTCGCCGCCGGTCGAAACCTTGGTCAAAATTGTTGTGATCGCCGTCTG